ATTTTTGATATGTTCCAAGTGATTGGTCGGTGCCGGCTCATCCATCGAGACATTAAGCGGAGCAAGCCCAGCCTGTGCGGCGATTTCGATTGCACGGGCGTTTGCCGATGCTTCGACTTCGACAAGTTTCAAATTAAGCGCGTCAAGTTCAGATGCTTTTGCGGTTACTGCGTCTTTCTCTGATTGCAACAGTGCTTCGGATTCTGCTAGTTTTGCGCTGATTGATTCGTTGCTCGCCTTTGCTTCTGCCAATTCAGTAACGGCATTTTGCAAATCACTTTCGCTGGTTGCTAGGTTTGCCGCAAGTTCGCTGATTTGATTTTCTGCGTCAACGATGGCAGACTCCAGCCCGATAACTTTTTCGGTAAGTGCTGAGTCTGGTTTGAATCTGTCTAGTATGCTCGCCATATTCTTTGTTTTGGTGTCAAAAATTTCATCGGCAAATCCCATCTCGACGGCTTGCTTCGCAGTCATCCATGTTTCGCTTTTCATCAAATCGCGCATTTCTTTTTGCGTCTTGCCTGTTTTTTTAGCGTAAATCGCGGCGATTTCATCACTGATTCCCTCTAGTAAATTTGCTGTTTGGCGCATCTTTTCTGCGTCGCCAGCCATTGCGGTTGATGCTTCGTGAATCATCATTCGCCCGTTAGCTGCGATTTCTACTTTATCCGCTGCCATTGCAATGACGCTTCCCATGCTTGCCGCTAACGTGTTGATGCGAGCCGTGACCGATACGCCGCGATTGCGAAGTTCCTGCATGGAATTAAACAAGCGATAGCCATCAAATACGCTGCCCCCGCCCGTGTGAATCTCAACCGTTAAAGTGTCGATTGCGTTTTCTGCGCAAGCTACGATTTCACCGATAGCAAAAGAATCCTCTACGCCTTTCATGCCGTAAGTTTGATCAATTTGCTCAATGATTTGATCAATGCTGAATTTATCAACGTGATCGTTGAGCTTTACCTTTGCCGCTTTGTTTTCAATCTGTAGATGGTTCATCTTCTATTTCTTCTGGTTCGTCGTTTGGTGTTTCTGGCACTTCTTTTTCTCCGCTCATTTCCGATGCGTCAACTTTTGGCATGTCGTTTGCGGTGAGCATTTTCATTTCTCGCGGGTCAATAGTTATGCCTAATCCGCTTTCGTTGACCGCTTTCATTTTAAGTTTTTCTTGCACTAAGTAGGAAATGCGCTCGTCCAAATGCTCATCTGGTGACTTGCCAAGGAATCCGAGAACGTCTTGAGGATTCAAGAAGCCAGCTTTCCACATTTCGATGAGTTCTTTCGATACCCGCCCGTCGTCAATCGTAATCTTTTTAGGGTAGGTAAATTTCCATTTATACCATCCCTCTGCTTCTGGCAATCTGCCGAGCTTCACAAACTTGGCGACAACGTAGCCAATAATGCGGTTCGCTGCATATTCAAGTAAATCTTGCCTGTCCTCGACGGCTCGTTGTGCGCGTCCAAGGTCTGCCCGTTCTGCCGTGCCTTGTCCTGTAGCGTGCCAAACCATCGAATACGGCCAGTTGATTCCCGCAAGTGCTTTGCGATAAATGCGGTTCTGAAATGATTCCCACATGTCCCCAGGTCTATCATTCTTGATTGTCTCAAGTTTGCCCCCGCTCTTAGCCGCAAAATACCTAACCGTCCCGCCTTGGTAATTCTCGTTGATAATTCCCGTCTCTGTGCATGTTCCGTTACCGTTGATGACGTTCTGATTGTCGTCTAGGTCTGGAAGTCCTGTTTCGTTATGCTCGATAAGCGCAATGCTTGACAGCATCAACTGTGCGTAACGCTCCCATTCGTGGGATTGCAATGAGTCGCGTAAATCGTTTAGCGCGTGGGTAAATGCTGGCAATCCGCGCCCTTGTTCTTGCCATGATGGATCGAATACATGAACTATATTTTGCGCTTCTAAATATTTGATCAGTTCTCCTTTGTCGTCGATAAAACAATACGCCAATGGCGCACCGTTACCGTAGATAATGCCATCGGTTAAAATCTTCCCGCGATACGTTCCCGTTTCTTGCTTGCCATCATCGAATCCTTTTGGCGTTGCGATTCGATGCGATGGGATTTGCTGGATTCGTGGGTAGTCGTTTTCTGTTTTTGTTAGCAATATAAACGCTTCTCCGTCACGATCAATCGCGCAAGATGTCGAATAAAGATTAGTCTGAAATGTGTTTTGACCGCCGCGAACATCGCAAATTTTATACCATTCGTCGTTGATTAGTTCCTCCGCTTTGATTGCGAATTCACGATCTTTCGATTTCGATTGCGCTTGCCATGACCGCCCCACGGAATACATCGCCTTTTGCTGGATTGCTCCGAGCAAGATGCCTTCGTTCAGATACAAACGCCGCGAATATGAAGCAAGCGTCATGCGGTCTCTCGCCGGCACAAGCTCACTAATGTCCTTCATCTGGACTGGCTGAAATGGTCGCGCAGATGAGCTTCTTACTGCCCCCTGTGCTGCCGTGTATGGATTTCCGTAGGTGTCAACGATCATAATTAAAACATGTTGCCGACTGTGCGACTGTTAGGTCTGATGCCGCGTTTAATTGCGTTGATTGCGCGATTCAAAACGACGATGCGGTCTGTCTCTGGTAAGCTTACTAAGACTGAATAGCTGATGCCGTTTTTCTGCGATGATGTCAGCGTATTGCCACCACCTTTTGACAACGTGCCATTTAATGCAGCTGTTCTCGCTTCGATTAGCGATTGCAATAGTGTAGGATCGTCTAACGATGCGTCATACCATGCTTTGATTAAGTCAGCCACTCCCATGCTTGGGGCGACATGTCAAAAATCATTCTTCCGTTTCGGATTCTGGTGTGCCGATTAAGCCAAATATTGAAGCAAGCACGATTTGCATGTTTTCACAATCGACGGCATGGTTGTCATTATGTCGTTTAGTCCATCGCGCCGTTTTCCCCTCTCCACGCCTAACCTCTGCGTCGATTTGCCGCAAGTATTCACTGCCAACATCATCGGGTATTTGCCAATCAACGCCGCGCTGATTTCGCAGTTGAAAAAGTATATCCTTGTGAGATGTATTTGAGAAATACGCCACCATTGTTTTCTTACCATCGCTGGCCGTGACTGATTGATACGGCGAATAAGATTTGAAAATGGTTTTACCTTGTCGGTTACGATGTGGATATTGGTCGCGTTGGTCGCCGCGCAATGCAAGCCATCCGTATTGAGTGCAGCGTTTATAGACCTCATCTTTTTGATAACCGCAGTCAATTTGCGTCTTCCGGTTTTCTACTTTGTAGGTTTCTTGGATGACTTTGACCCGCTCCCATGTGTCAACCTTTGAGTAAAATAAAAGGCGTGAATTGCCACCAATCCCCCATGCGCGGATCGCCACCCAAAAGTGGTCTTGCTGGCGGTCGATTGTCATAAAGCGGTGTGATTCATCCTCCCATAGTTCGCCGTTTGCATAGTCGCGGATGGAATAGCCGTGACCGGTTAGTTTTACCCGCTCGTCCTCTTGCTCATCGCTCCAAAATTCCGCAAGTCGTTTCTGGATGAATTGTTGCAGTAGTTTCAGATTCCCCCGCGCCACTTCATCCATCGCGTTACATCGCTCGATGACTAGCCTCCATAACGGTAGCCGCCAATTGCACAAAGCGTTGTAATGGTAGCCGTAACTGTCTGGCATACCTTCTTTAATCTGAACGTAACGCGCTGAGATTGCCAGTTCTCGCCGTGGTTGCGGTTTGTCTTGCAATCGGTAGTCGCAATCGACGTTAGCGCATTTAATTTCTGCTGTTTGCGCCATTTTTACGCGGTCTGTGATTGTCGTGTCGTAAATCACATTCTCCCATTTCCACGCTTGTTCATGCTGGCATTGTGGACACGTAAAACAAAACTCGCGCATTGAGGTATTCTCGCATTTCTTGTGCCACTCGGTATTCACAAAGCCACCTTGAGCCAATAGATAAAACTGCCTATTCCATCTGTCATGCAGTCGCCCCTCTGCTTCTCGTATCATTCCGTCTGGATAAATCCACGGCTCATCACATAGCACTCGACGCATCGACTTTGCCTGGAGTCCTGACAAGTTCGCACCAGTCATGAATAAAGCCATGTGTGGGAAAATGATTGCGTCTTTGCGTTTCTTGTGTCGATGTTTTCCCGTTGGTAGCAATCCCGCTGTTTCCTTGGTGTTAATCAAAGAGAAATCCAGTCTGGTCTCAACCCAGTCTTTGATGTCACTATCGGTTTGACCTACTAGCATCGTTGCCCCTGCATCCTCGCTGATTATGTAGCACATTGCCGCTTCCAACATCGTTGTTTTACCCGTGCCTACTGGTGCAAGCAAGCAAACTTCTTTCGCTCCGATGTCGGCAAATGCGTTTAGCGGTTCTACTAGCCAAGGTGCTGCATCCGCCTCAAAATATGGCGAGAGTCCTTCATATAGCGCGACCCTGCCATGCGCCCACGCGCTAGGCTTTAATCGTGCCGGCGGTCTGCACGATTGGCGAAATGCCGCAAAGAGTTGTGCGGTTTTAGTCATCATCCCCCCACACTTCTGCGGCGTTACTACTCAGTTCGGTGAGTAATTTGTCAGCAGCTTCTCCGATGCGCTTTGCCATTTCTGCGGGTGATCGACCCTCTAATACTGGCGGGAGATCCGCTTGCAGTCGCATGATCCCAGCACGGATAACGCTGCCAAGTTTGATGTATGCCGATTTGACCTCATCCATTGAGATGTATTTCGATTGCAAAATCTCGAGTTTTTCCGCATCGGCAAGTCCTTTGATCTGCGTTGCTAGTCTCCGAGCGTCTCTTTCGTCCGTGGTTCGCAATAATGAGGTTTTGAGGAAAGCCATGTCTGGCGTTTCGTCTAGTTCCTCTGGCGGCGTGTAGTATTCTAATTTGATTGTCTTAGGTCGGCGTTGTAACTTGGCAACGTGCGCCCTTACGTTGTCATCGTCCTCGATGTCACACCCGTCATTTTGCCAATGTGCAAGTGTCCCCGTGCTAACGCCAATAGCCACCGAGCGAACGCGCAGCATCTCTGTGCGTCCTTCTTTCGGTCTGCCGCCGAGGTTCTTTTTCGGTTTTGCTGCCATTTTGTCAGTGGTAATTCACAGTTAATGCAAAAAAGTTGTCATAAGCACAGATTGCGATGAGACCAACAC